ATCGATGTAGAGTCCACGTGCTGGGAAGACGAACCGCCGCCTGGTCAGGAAAGCGAAATCATCGAGGTCGGCATCTGCACTCTCGACGTTCAAAGTGGGAATCGTCAGGAACGCGATAGCGTGATGGTTCGCCCAATACATTCGGAAGTGAGCCCCTTTTGCACGCAACTCACGAACATCACCCAGGAGCAGGTTGCACAAGGCGTGCTGTTCGAGGATGCATGTGCTGTTCTGTGTACGCGGTGGAAGACCAAAGAACGTGTCTGGGCAAGCTACGGGGACTATGACCGGGGCATGTTCGAGCGCCAATGCAAGCGTCTTTCCGTCAAGTATCCCTTCAGCGCCGGGCACATTAATGTGAAGACGCTCTTAGCGGTGACCTACGGTCTGAAGCACGAAACCGGAATGGATAAGGCTCTTAATCTCCTCAACATTCCTCTTGAAGGAACGCACCACCGGGCAGGAGACGACGCATGGAACATCGCCGCGATCCTGTCCCGGATCATTCTTGCCACGAGGCCAGGGCTTACACGGCCCGCACGTCAGTAGAACCCTTTCGCCCGCGCAACCGTTGGCGGCCGGATTCTGCGTCGACGCGAGTGCAGGCATTGCGGCCCTCGGGTAACAACCTACGAGAAGGCATATAGGGCCTCGTAGATACACCCATGCTGCTTCCAGACCATACTTGGAAGTATTTTTTCATGCCAAGTTCTACCCGTAGAACACATCTTACGGTTCCTTTCAAATGATCCGCCACTTTACGTTTTTGCCGGGTATATAGATCAGTGAGGACAAGAAATGTTCCTGTCCCGCTTTTTGGCTCTGGATGGCCTTTTGATCTTATGAAGGGGCATCATGGCGAATGACATCAAAAAGACCATCGAGGATAACGCAAGCGGGCCGAAACGGGCCAAGGGCGATTCGGGCGAGATTGAGCAGCACAGTCTGACTGAACAGATTGAGGTCGCGCGCTTTTCTGCTTCCACAGCGGCCGTGAAGAAGAAGCCGTTTGGTCTACGCCGCGTGAAACTGATTCCGCCGGGGGCGGACTGATGGGATTTCTGAACAGAATCTTTGGACATAGGAAGACTGAGACCGTGAGCCTGCCGAGGCGCGTGCAGGTGGTTCGCGGGCGGTATGACGCCGCGACCATCAACGACGACAATCGTCGGCATTGGGCAAACGCGGACGGCCTTTCGGCAAATGCGGCGAACTCCCCCGAAGTGCGGCGGCGTCTCCGGAACAACGCGCGTTACGAAGTGGCCAACAACTCGTATGCCAAGGGCATTGTACTGACGCTGGCCAACGACTGCATCGGCACAGGCCCGCGTCTCCAGATGCTCACGGACAACCCGGAAGTCAATCGGGTAATTGAGACTGCGTTCGCGCAATGGGCAAGGTCTGTCAGGCTGGCCGAAAAACTCCGCACGATGCGCATGGGGAAGGCAGAAGACGGCGAAGGGTTCGCAATCATCGTCAACAATCCTGCCCTGTCGATGCCGGTGCAACTTGACTTGCGGCTGGTGGAAGCAGACCAGGTGGCGACGCCATTCTTCACGCCCATGGCGAGTTACGCGGTGGACGGGATTGTGTTCGACACGTCGTGGAACCCGGTTGAGTACCACGTCCTGAGGAACCATCCGGGCGACGCGGTCAGAATTCAGACGCTCGAATATGACACGGTCAAGGCGGAATCCGTAATCCACTACTTCCGCGCGGACCGACCCGGACAGGCGCGTGGAATACCGGAAATCATGTCGGCGTTGCCGCTCTTCGCGCAACTGCGCCGCTATACGCTCGCGGTAATTGCGGCTGCGGAAACGGCGGCAGACCATGCGCTCGTGATTTACACCGACGCGCCCGCGAACGGCGAGGCCGACTCGCTCGAAGCGATGGACACGGTCGAGTTGGAAAAACGCATGGCGACGGTCATGCCGGGCGGCTGGAAGTTGGCGCAGACGCAGGCCGAGCAGCCGACGACGACCTACGCGGAATTTAAGAAGGAAGTGCTCAACGAGATCGCGCGGTGCCTGAACATGCCGTTCAACATCGCGGCTGGAAATTCGAGCGGCTACAACTACTCGTCGGGACGGCTCGACCACCAGACTTACTACAAGGCCATCCGCGTTGAACAGTCGCATATCGAGACGGTCGTGCTAGACCGGATTCTGAACGCGTGGCTGTCGGAAGCGGTTCTGATCGAAGGATTGCTGCCGCAACCAGCAAGAATTAAAGGCGCTCGGTTCGCACACCAGTGGTTTTGGGACGGGCACGAGCATGTCGATCCGGCGAAGGAAGCAAATGCACAGGACACGCGGCTCAAGAACAACACGACTACTCTCGCACATGAGTATGCGAAGCAGGGACTCGACTGGGAATCGGAACTGAGACAGCGCGCAAAGGAAATCGCACTCATGAATCAACTGGGCCTGAGCATTGCGCAGACGGCACCGGCACCCGTGCCGGTCACGGATAATCAAAATACCGAAGACGGACAAACTCCAGAGGAGTAACCATGAAAGACAAAATTGAAGGAAGCGATCAGTCGTTGAGCAACACGGTGGTTTTTGCGTGCGCGCCCGAGTGGGTCGAGGCCAACGCCGGGGCGGACGGGAAACCCGCTGGACTGCCGCGATTCAGCATGACGGCATACACCGGCGGCCCAATGAAACTCAGCGGCTGGCGGTATCCCGTCATCGTTGAGTTGTCGGGTCTTAACATCCCGTCGCAGAACCGCCCGATTCGACTTGGTCATGACGCCGCGCAAGGCGTTGGCCACACGGATTCCCTGCTTGTGCAGGGCGGACGGCTCGTTGCGACCGGCATTGTCTCTCGTGACACCGGTGCCGCCAAGGAAGTCGTAGCGTCCTCGCGGAACGGCTTTCCGTGGCAGGCATCCATCGGCGCGGGCGTCGAGGAAGCGGAATTCATACGCGAGGGCCAGAAGGCGGTCGTCAACGGCCGCGAATGGTCGGGACCGCTGAACGTTGTTCGTAAGGCAACTCTCGGCGAAATCAGTTTCGTGGACTTGGGCGCGGACGGAGAGACGAGCGCCCGCGTGGCCGCAAAGGCCAAGGAGGACACCGTGGACAAGGATGCGGAGGATAAGGAGAAGGTCGAGGGCGCTCAGGTGCAGACGGACATCGCGGCAAAGATGCGTGAAGAGGCTGCGGCTGAGACTGAGCGCATCGCGGCGATTCAGAAACTCTGCGGCGAACACAAGGATATCGAGGCGAAGGCCATCCGCGAGAACTGGAACGCCACGAAGTGCGAACTGGAAGTCATGCGTGCGGATCGTCCTCCGACACCGGACATTCTCCGCAGAACGGAGGGACCCGCAACCGGCGCGATGTTGGAAGCGGCGTGCGCGCTCGCGGAAGGACTCACGCAGCCTGAGAAACACTACAAAGAGGAAGTCCTTGATGCGGCATCGCACCGGTTCAGAGGACTTGGTCTGCAGGAACTCTTCCTGGAGGCGGCGTGGGCAAACGGCTACACCGGCCGCTCGTTCCGCGACAGCCGCGAAGTGATGCGCTTTGCGTTCGGCCGCGAGGTCAAGGCAGGGCTTTCGTTCGTGGACGTCGGCGGAATCCTCTCGAACGTATCGAACAAATTCCTGCTCGAAGGCTTCTACTCCGTCGAGCGCACATGGCGGAACATCTGCGCGGTGCGCAACGTCTCGGATTTCAAGACCGTAACGAGTTACCGCCTCATCGGCAAGGACCAGTATGAAAAAGTCGGGCCGGGCGGCGAACTCAAGCACGGGACGCTGGGTGAGGAGACCTATACCAACAAGGCCGACACCCACGGCATCATGCTGACCATCGACCGGCGCGATATCATCAACGACGATTTGGGCGCTATTACGCTCGTACCGCGTAAACTCGGGCGTGGCAGTGGGCTTCAGATATGCGAGGTGTTCTGGGTCATCTTCATGAACAACTCGACATTCTTCTCCACGGGCAACAAGAACTATGCGGCGGGAACGGACACGGTGTGCGGCATCGACGGCCTGACCAAGGCGGAGACGATGTTCATGGAGCAGGTCGATGGCGACGGCAAGCCCATCGGAATCATGCCCGCGATTGTGCTGGTTCCACCGGCGCTCAGCGCGATGGCCACGCAGTTGCAGAAGTCGCTTGAGATACGCGACACGACGGCTAACACGAAGTATCCCATTGCAAACCCGCACGTCGGCAAGTTCCGCGCGGAGGTGAGCAGGTATCTGTCGAATGCGAAGTTCACGGGCAACTCCAGCAAGGCGTGGTATCTCCTCGCTGACCCGAACGATCTTCCGGTCATCGAGGTTGCGTTCCTGAACGGTCAGGAGTCGCCAATAATCGAAACCGCCGAGGCAGACTTCAACGTGCTCGGCGTCAGGATGCGCGGTTATCACGACTTCGGCGTCGCGCTTCAGGACCAGCGCGGCGGCTGCAAACTTAAGGGCGAAGCGTAACACTCAACGGAGGCATACATGGCATACGCAACTTATGTGCATGAAGGCAAGAGCATTGATTACACACCGTCCGCTGATGTGGCGGTCGGAGATGTGGTCGTTCAGGGCGACTTGGTGGCCGTGGCAGCAAGACCGATTGCCGCAAACGCACTCGGCTCACTTGCGACAACGGGCGTGTTCGACTTTGCGAAAGCAACCGGGACTAGTACCGCTATTGCAGCAGGTACAAAAGTCTACTGGGATGCAACCAACAAGGTTGCGACCGCGACAGCCACAAGCAACAAGTACATCGGCAAGGTCGTGAAAGCGGCCGTGGACGCGGACGCAACGGTTCGCGTGAGGCTGGAACAGTGAACTTGAGAGAGGGGCTGGCTTGGCTGGATCGTGGGCTGATTGCTCACGATCCATGCCGAGTCGAATACAAACGCGCAGGTCATGCGCCTATCACATTCGACGCATCGAAAGGCAAACCCCGGTTTGAAGTCACAGATGAAAACAACGTTTCGATCAGAGCACATCTGTGGGACTTCATCGTACTCGCGGCGGACTTGGGATTCGAGCCAAAGGCTGGCGACGTGATTATCTCGGACGGCAGGAAATACGAGGTAATGGAATTGGGTCAAGACGGGTGCTGGCAGTGGACAGGTTCGCACATGACGACTTACCGAATTCACACCAAAGATACGGGTGAATCAAATGCCTGAAGCAACACTCATACAACTCGTAATGCAAGGCGGCTTCACCGCCCTTGCGGCGTTTCTGGTCTGGCGGATGGCTTCGGCGAGCGAAGCAGACCGCAAGGCGTCCCAGGAACGGGAGACGCGCATGGCGAACCGCATAAACGATTTGGAGAAGACCCTTGTAGACCTTGTTGCGCGTAATGTGGATGCACAGAACAACATCTCCACGGCGCTTAACGGTCTCAGGCTGACGCTGGAGCGCAAACCGTGCCTGCTGGATTCACCTCGGTAGCAGGAATTGCAGGGCAAAAAATGCGAACAGCATGAAGGAAAAGATGACCCGGTTTTTGCGCACCCAGAACCAGTAATATAAGCCACCGATAAAAGGCAGAAGTCCCAGCGCGATTCCCGCAACCATGCTGTGGAAAATCGCAACCCCGACATATAGTGCCACTAGTACGAGAGCACCGCAGAGGGCTTCAATGAGAACGATGAGTGTCGGTTTTTTCATTTTGGTCTCCGATGGCAAAGCATGAAGAGATGAACTTAATCGTCTCGCTATATGGAATTCTATCCATGTCAATTGTGATAAGCAACAAATTCAACATCATTATATCGGTTACAGGAGTGAGACGTGCCGTCTAAACTCGTGCAACTCGCGGACGCTATCGTCGCGATGCTGAACGCGGGAAAGTTCTCTCTGGCGTTCACGGCACAGCGGCTCTACAGGCCATACTTCGATTTGCCGGAAATGTCCACGTTGCACGTCACGGTTGTACCCGACAACGTGGTCTTAACGCAGCACACGCGCATAGCGATGGCAAATGAAACCAAGGTCGATGTCGCAGTCCAGAAGAAATACAAGACGGAGGACGCCGCGGAACTCGATCCACTTATGGTGCTCGTCGAGGAGATAGCCGCGATGTTTGCGCAGAACCGCGCAATCGCGAACTTGGGCGCGGTTCTCCTGAAGGTGGAACACGCGCCGGTCTATTCGCCGGAGCACATGCAGGACAAGCGGATGTTTACCAGCATCATCACGCTGACTTACAGGTTCGCATCGTGATTCGCTGCGACATGAAGAAGTTCTTCTTCGACAAGAAGGCCGTAACGAGCCGCACGGACAAGGCCACGCGCAAGGTGTTGAGCAAGTTCGGCGCATACACGCGAACGCGGTCGCGCACGAGCATTCGTCATCGCAAGGGAACGTCGCGCCCGGGGCAGCCGCCATACAGTCACACTGGATTGCTCAGGGACAACATCTTCTTCGGGTATGACACGAACAAACGCTCCGTAGTCGTCGGGCCGGAGAAACTCCGCAAAGGAAAAGGCGAAGCGCCGCGCCTGTTGGAACACGGAGGGAAAACCACGACGCGCTTCTTCGACTCCAAACGCAAGAAATATGGAAAGCCCAGGCGTGTGCGCGTTGCGAAAAGACCATACATGCAACCCGCGTTTGACACGGAACTGAAACAACTGCCGCCGAAGTGGCGGGATTCTATTCGTTAGGGAGGGGCACATGGCGTTAACAACTTATGCGATGGGCATGAACGCCAAGATTTATTGCGGGGCTGCCGGATCGACACCCAGCACCGAGTTGGCGAACGTGCGCGACGTTACACTCACGCTCGACGCCGGAGAGGCGGACGTGACGAGCCGCGCAAACGGCGGCTGGAAGGCGACGGTGGCAACTCTGCGCGAGTGCACCGTCGAATTCGAGATGCCGTACAAACGCACCGATGCCGGGTACGCCCTCATCAAGACGGCATATCTCACCGGCGGACAAGTCGGCCTGAAAACTTTGGCCGAGGAAAACGGCGAGGGACCGGACGGAGACTTCTCCGTCACGAGTTTCCCGCGAAGCGAACCGCTTGAGGAAGGCGTGATGGTATCCGTTACGGCGAAACTGACAACCTTCAGGTCGTGGATTGAAGCAGGAGGTGGAGCGTGAAAACATTTAACGACGCGGCTGGCCGCACCTGGACTATCAGTCTCACGCTTGGCAGCGCAATGCGGGTCAAGGATGCACTCGGCGTCAGTCTGCTCGATCTCGATCAGGGCGTTGAGCGCGTTGGCGATAAGTATCGCATGGTCGAGATGAAGAACAAGGCAGACGCGGAGAAGCATGAACTACTGTCCGTGAAACTCGTGAGCGACAAGTTCTTTCTCGCGGACGTCTTGTTCTGTCTGCTGGAGCCGCAGATTGAGAAATACGGTCTCACGAAAGACAATGCGTGGGACGCGTTCAACGGCGAAACCATGCTGGCCATGAACCAGGCGCTTTACGAGGAACTCACCGATTTTTTCCGCTCGAGCGGCCGGACAAACGTCGTCCGGCTGATAGAGGCGCAGGCGAAGGTCGTGAACGCGCAGATGAAAGTCGTGGACAGGATGGCCGACAAACTCACCGACGAAACGATGGAGAAGGTGGTCGTTGGAGTGATGTCTGGCGAATCGCCGGAGCGCTTGGCATCGACCCTCGGCCTCACACGCTGAGGGAGTTGCTGTGGCTGGCGGAAGGCCAGGGGCGCGAGCGTTGGGCGCACACGTCGCTGGTATGCTCGATTCTGGCGAACGCCAACCGTGACCCAAAGAAGCGGCGCAAGCCCTACAAGCCAGATGATTTCAACCCATACTCGGAAACATTACGCGAGGACTACGTCGTAATCAACAAGGACAACATCGGACTTATGCGAGAGGCCTTTACTGGCCGGAAAGGATAGTCATGAAGAGAACCGTAATTGCTATCGCCCTGTTTTGCCTGGTGTGTTTCGTTTTCACGGGCTGCCAGGTGTACCTCAACGGCGAGGCGCGGACTGCCGCCACGAATTCCACGATTGACGCCGTGGAAGCCGCGCGTCGGGCGAACGCCGACCCCAACACCGCGCCGTGGCTCAAGTCCTACACTGTCGAGAACGCAAAGCAATGGCGCGAATTCGTGCGCTCCGCTAAGCGCGACACGACTTGGGGCAAAGATTATGACCAAATCCTTGAACCCGAAGCTACACAAAGCAAATAGATATTCAGTGCTTGAACGCCTTCTCTATTTCTTCAAGCGCTTTCTTTGCTTTATTAGCGCCATCGCCAGTGAATGTGATTTTAGATTTGCACGATGGGCAGTTCATGACAGAACCGTTGGTCATTTTGCTCAGCCTTACTTTGAATTTAGCTTTGCACTTTGGGCATGTAAGCGACAATTCGACATTGCTGAAATTACTCATTTGCGGTTCTCCTAAAATGCCTGAAGGACAACTAATCATAGTTTTGACAACATGAAAAGTCAATCGAAAGGATGGTGAAGTATGACGCTAAATTGGGAAGATTTGCTCGCGAAGATTCCGCCCGAAGATGTGTCTGCCGCCCGGGCGGTGCTCTCGCAGTATTCCAACACCCTTTTGCAGATGACGCAGGAGGCGGCGTGGGGCTACATCAAACGCCTCATGGAAGGCGACCTCACGGCCGTGTCTGACGTGCTCGCGCAGATGTCGGACGAGGCGTTTATCCTGCGTGTGAAGCAAAACACCGCGCGTTGGCAGAACGTCGCGCGGTATGAGGAGTTCGTCAAGACAGTTGAAAACAAGGTTCTCGTGGCGGTCGCGCCGGTGCTGCTGTCCATTCTGCTCGCACTGGTGGGCCTTTAATCCGGAGAAAAGCATGTCCAGCATAAAGAACTGGCTCAACGGAAAACGCACCTACATCGTGGTTGTCATGGGTCTGCTTACATCGCTGCTGGCGTGGCTCGACGGCCAGATTGATTCCAAAGCAATGGTCGTGGCCGTCATCGTGGGCGCGTATGCAATCTTCAACCGCGCAGGCACAGCGAAAGTACAGAAGACCGTGGAAGCCCTTCTCGCCGCACCGGACGACACAGCCAGGGAGAAATAGTGCGTGGCGTTCGCGGGAGCCATACGCGCGGGGAAGGCGTTTGTCGAGCTGTTTGCCGACGACAGCAAACTCGTGCGCGGCCTGAAGGCGGCTGAGAAAAAGGTCAAAGCCTTCGGCAATCACGTCCGCAACATCGGGCTGTCTATGTCGGCTCTGGGCGCGGCCGTGATGATGCCGTTGCTCGGCATGGCCAAGGGCTTCGCCGACGCGGGCAGCAAAATATACGACATGTCCAAACGCACCGGCGTATCCGCCGAGGCGCTTTCCGTTTTGGGATACGCCGCAGAGCAGACCGGCACGGACGTGGACGCACTGGAAAAAGGTCTCCGCAAGATGCGCAAGACCGTCGGCGACGCGATTGGCGGCTCCAAGTCCGCCCAGAAGGCGCTAAGCAATTTGGGTCTCACTGTGCAAGACCTGCAGAGTCTTTCGCCCGATCAGCAGTTCAGACTCATCGCCGACCGCATCGACAAGATAGCCGATCCGGCGCTCAAGGCCGCTGCCGCAGCGAGTATATTCGGAACTCGAATCGGCCCGATGCTGATGCCGATGCTTGAAGGCGGCGCAGTCGCGCTTGACGACTACGCGGCGCAGGCTGAGAAACTCGGCCTGATTATGTCTTCGGAGGACGCCGCCGCTGCAGACGCGTTCGGCGACGGGCTGAAAGACTTGACGCTGGCGCTCAAAAAGACGGCCATCACAATCGGCGCGGCGCTCGCGCCGTTTCTGAAAGACCTCGCCGCTCAAGTTACATCCGCAGTCGTAACCGTCGCAACCTGGATACGCCAGAATCAGGGGCTCGTTGTTTCCATTCTGAAAATCTCCGCCATCGTCGTTGCCGCCGGAATCGCCCTGAGTATTTTAGGCACGATCATCGGAATAATCGGAACGGTCATTGGCGTGGTCGTCGGCATCATCACAGTGTTCGGCGCGATACTGTCTGGCGTGGTAACCGTCATCAGTGCCATTGGCGCGGTCATCGGATTCCTACTCACGCCTTTGGGTGCCGTCATTGCGCTCGTCGTGGCACTTGGCGCATACCTCGTCATTTCATCTGGTGCGGGTGGCCACGCATTGGGCTGGCTTGGCGAACAATTTACTGCATTGTTCGGTTGGGTCAAAACGGTAGTGCAGGGAATTTTCAACGCGATAAAGGCGGGTGATCTCGGTCTTGCCGCTACTATCGCATGGGCGGGTCTGAAAGTAGTGTGGATTGCGAGCACAAACTGGCTCCTGGGCAAGTGGCATGACTTTTGGGATTGGATCATAAAACTCGGCAACGACATGTGGACGGTGCTGCTTGTGTGTTTCAGCGAGGGCTGGTACGGCATCAAGATCGGCTGGGAGGAGGTAATCGGCTTCATCCGCAAACTTTGGACAGACATGAAACGGATTGCGGTCATTGTATGGAACTCGGTCACGGGAGCGATAGTCAACGCGGTGGCGACGGCGTGGAACGCGCTGGCCGACTTGATAAACGGCGCATCGGCGGCATTGGACAAGATAGGGGCGGGGTTCGGGCAGGTCGGCAAGATGAGTTTGGTGGACATCGGCGCGGAGAACGCAAAAGCGAACCAGGAAGCGGACGCAGAAAAAGCGGCCATCGACAAGGAAAAGCAGGACACCGAAACGAAGGCGCGCCAGGAAGCCGACCAACGCATGGGCGGCATTGCGGAAGGATACCAGAAGTTTAATGACGACATGGCCGCGAAGAAAGCGAAACGCGACCAGGAAGCGGCAGATGAACTGGCTGCGGCGCAGAAGGAACTCAATGACGCTTTGGGGAAAGCTGCGCAAGAGGCTGTCGACGCGGGGAAAAACCAAGCCGCCGGGCCGGAAGCACCCAAGGCACCTGAATTGGGCAACGTGGACGTCGGGGGCGCGCTGGCAGATCAAGCCGCAAAGATAGGCGTGCGCGGCACGTTCAACGCCTCCAGCGCAGCGATTGCGGGATTGATGGGCGGCGACGCGGCAGACCGCACCGCCAAGGCCACAGAGGACACGGCGAAGTACACGAAGAAGACTTACGAAGCGCTTGACGACATGGGCGAATCCACCTTTGCGTGAGAAGCAATGCCGGTTACATGTGTTGAAAAATACGAATCCCGCCAGGTGACGAACGGGCAATCCGCGGACCTGATTTACGTTGTCAGGGGAACCGCAGACCATCAGGCGGCGATTAACGCGGTTCTGGCGACCGCGCCCGCTATCTTTGGCGGCATGGTGTTGCAGCCTGTCAAGATGGAACCAGTACACGTCGACGAACAGCATCCCGACACCTGCGTCTGGACAGGCACCGCGAGTTACAGCAAGTCCGATCCGCAACCAGATCCAGAAACCGGGGAATCCGGCTATTCCTTCGATACCGGCGGCGGCACGCAACACCTCACGCAGTCCTTTAGCACGGCCGGGAAATATGCGCCCAATCAGGCAGCCGCGTGGAGCAGCACGACGACTTACGCCGAAGGAGCCTGCGCGACGGCCGGATCGCCAGTAGTGCAATACCGTTCCATGCAAGCGGGAAACCTGAACCACGCGCCCGCGACTTCGCCAACGTGGTGGTCGCCAATGCTGGCTCCTGATTTCAAGGGCGCAATCGGCGTCACGCAAGACTCCGTCGAAGGCGTGGACGTGACTGTGCCGGTGTTCAACTTCACCGAGACTCACTACATCGACGCGGACAACGTGGATGGCTCGTACAAAAACGCGCTCTATGCGCTCACCGGCAAGATAAATAATGCCATGTTTCGCGGACTCGCCGCTGGCGAGTGCCTGTTCCTCGGCGCGTCCGGCTCACTCCGTGGGAATGGCGAAGACTGGGAGATTACGTTCAAATTCGCAGCAAGCCCGAACCGCACAAACATCATCATCGGCGACATCGTTGTGCCATCGAAGACTGGCTGGCAATACATGTGGGTGCGGTATGAAGACGCCGTGGATTCCACAAGCCAGAAGTTCGTAAAGCAGCCAGTCGCCGTCTACATCGAGAATGTCTATGAGTTGGGTAGTTTCGCTGGCTTGGGGATAGGCTCATGAGCGACGACGTTAAGAAAGTCCAGAAGGGACAACCGATGCGCATATCGGCCGCGTTCTACAACGGCGCGGTCGATGCCATAAATGATTTCCGTCGTCGCCAGCAGCAACAGGAACGCTGGCAGATGCAGCCGACGGCGCAGTCCAGCATCATTCTGGTGAAAAACCTGTCGGGCATGCCGCGACAACGATACGAAGTCTTGGGGCTGGATTCGCCGGTGATCCCGCCGTCGGTCAATCTGGCCGGGTTCCAGGACAAACTAGCGATGAACGCATCAGCGCCGACGGCGGCGCACGCGGGCAAGTATGCCGTTCTACAGGAACCCTTAGGCGTTGGCGCAATCGGCAAAGGAATGATTAGCGGCGTGACGCAGGTGCGCATCGGCACTGTCGCGCCGGAGGAGTTGGGGTGCGTTCTCTGGCAAGATTCGGGCTGGGCAATCGTGGCCCTTGGCGGCGGCAATGGAGGTGCGCAAGTGGGCGTTGGAAAACTTGCAGGCGTATGTGCGAACAAGGCCGGGTTCGACGGTCTCATTGCGTTATATGATGTTCGGGCGCAAGACCTTAACCAGCGCGTCACGCAGACGCGCATCTTCCCGCACTTGTATCTTTATGGCGTGAAGACAGGCGATACGACGCCCGACCTGCTGTATGACTTTGTTGTAACGAACGGCAGTTTTGTAGGGAGCGGGACGCTCACTCAGCCAGGACTCGGCCTGCTGCCCGGCCAAGTCTTTGTCGCCGCTTTGTCCATTATTGCGCCCGGGTTCCCGGTCGGAGACGAATATCTGCAAGGGAAATACGAAATCAGAATCGGCAAGGGGGACATTCGGCGCATGACCATCATCGACCTGGGAATCGGACCGACCTATTACGGCTTGAATCTCGGCAAACCCACGTGGCCGTCGCGGAAGACCACCGGCGGGTTCTGGGCAAAGGCAAACGAATTTGTTGGCGGGTATCTGTATCCAAATCTGGAAGACCATCCCGACGTGAAATTTGAAATCGGGTCGAATTACGACTTCGGCCCGAATTACGTCAACCTGATTCTCTACTGCAAAGACCACAGCATCGACATGCGTCAGTGGACAGCCCCCGGAAAGATAGCGGCAATCGAGCCGCCGGGTTCGTCGCTGGACTTCTGCGTCATCGCATACGAGACGATCACCAACGCTGGCGTTACGTTATTTGTTCCCACGGGCGTATTCAGAGGATAGCACCATGAACGACTTGGCGAAAATGCAGCAGCAGATTGTCGCGCAGAAGAACCGTAACCTCGTGCTGGAGTTCCCGGTGCTGGACGCGAACGACGTGGCTTTCGATCTCACGGGATTCAAGGTGACTTTTTCTGTTGGCAACGTAGAAGGCGACGTGCTGTATGCCCGCAAGAATACCGAGGCCGGGGGCGGCGATGCGGAAATCGAAATCATCGACGCCGTAGGCGGCGTTCTGCGAGTCTACATTGTTCCGGAGAACACTGGTGACATGACACCCGGCCAGGAGTTCACGTGGGATTTGACGCTTGAGAAGACGGGCTATGGGATCGTGAGTGTCGCGGGTGGCGAATTTGTCCTCGTGTCAACGGTGACGTGATGTATGCGACCTATCGCAATCTGCTGGCGCTCAAGGCGCAGGTAACGGAACGGGCGGTCTATGCACGTGCGCACTACGCCGTTATCGGCACACCGCTTGAAATACCCATTGCCGACTTCAGCGCGAGCCCTCTCGTGGTTGAGCGCGGCATCGCGGTTCAATTCGTCGACGCGAGTTACGGCATTGTCACGTGCTGGCATTGGACCATCGCCGGACAAGAATATACCGAGCAGAATCCTCTTGTCGTCTTCGACCTCCCCGCCGGAAAATACGACGTTACCCTTGTCGTCGGTAACGACGCTGGCGACAGCGAACCCGTCACGAAGACCGGGTATATCGAGGTTGTCTGCACGCCGCCAACGGTTGACTTCACCGCCTCCCCCACAACCGTAGAAAAAGGTGGGAATGTTCAGTTCGCTGACGCCTCGTCCAGCCCGACAGACATCGTGTCTTGGACTTGGACGATTCCTGACGTGGGCGTATTCACGGCGCATAACCCACTAGTACCTTTCAACGTGAATGCGGGGACGTACAACGTAACGCTGACAGTGGTAAACCGAAACGGAAATGCGGCCGTCACCAAGCCCGGCTATATCACAGTCACGCAGACCTACCCGACGCCGGATTTCGGCAGTAACACAACGACCGTCGAGAAAGGCCAGGCTGTTCAGTTCTACAACAAGTCCTTGAATGCAACATCGGTGCGGTGGGTTGTCGAGGGCGTAGGGATATTCACTGACCGCGACCCGCTCGTCACGTTTAACGTGAACGCCGGAACATACGACGTCACCATAGAGGCCACGAACGCCAATGGGATGCGTTCCAAGACGGTCGCTGATTACATCACGGTGACGCAGACGCTTCCCACGCCGGATTTCACGAGCGACGTCACGCAGGTCATCCAGGGCGATTACGTTCAGTTTATCGACAAGTCGCAGAACGCTACGTCGCGCCGGTGGACGATTGAGGACATCGGTGATCTTACCGACTTGAACCCGCGCGTTCAATTCAACAACGTCGGCAGGAAGGACGTTTCCCTGGCGGCCACGAACGCCAACGGGACGCGCACGAAAACTTTGGGCGATTACATCGAGGTCGTCAGTGTGCCGCCCCAGGTAATACCAAGTGTGTACCGCACCGGCGTTCTATGTTGCTATGGCTCGAACGCTGGCGGATTCGACACCATGTTGATGATCGAAAATCGCAAGCAGACGCCGCTGCGCCTGTCGATATGCGCGTACAATGAGAACGGGACGCCGCTCATGTCGGTCTATACCATACCGACCGATATTCCAGCTGGTCGCTGCTGGCAGGCGAGCATGGCGATGTCCGGCATTTTCCCCACCGGCATAAGCGGCTTGGTGGTGTTGTGGGACGCGCAAGTGCCAGACGACGGCGTCGACGGCATGTTTGCTGGGCAATGGATTCTGTACGAGATGACCAACCCAATCCCGTTTTTCGCGGCAAACGCCATGACGCGCGTTCCTGACAGGCGTTCGGGCAGAGCTGCCGTCGCGCGTCGAAGTGGAATCTATTTACAGACCGTAACAGGCTGGGACACGGGCATAGCGCTAATCAACGCTAATCGATCACTCCAGTATGTGCCAAGTGGGTCGCTGTCCGGCACGCCGCAGACGATGGCCACCGTCGCTGTGACGGGGACGTATTACGACATGAATGGCGCGGCGGGCATCGCGGTGCACGGGAACCCGGCGAATTTTCCGGTCAAGGCCATACTCACAGGCATTGCCTCTACGGGGCTATTCCTGAGAGACAGCAACAACTCGGCATTAATCGGCGTCAACGGGCAACTGGCTTTGTCGTACACCGGCGACGTCATCGGCGTCGAATGGATCAGCGACGCAGGAATGGCGCACTACTGCGCCCTGTTTGACATTCAACCGCAATTTGAGGCGTAACATGGCGATTACAGCAATCGATGAACTGACACAATACAAGGCAGACCAGGTGGCGGCGTTGGCGCAGGCACAGACGGAACTGGCAGCGCTTACGGATATGTGGGCGCAGACCGCGAAGCGCGCGGAGGTGGCCGGGTATCAGACCCGCATCGCGGCGGCAGATGCTTGCATCGTGCAAATCAACACTTGGAAGGCGGCTGGTAAGACCACCGTCTATGTGCACTACGATGGTAAGGGAATTCCGAGTGTCAGCTGCAACATGAGTATCGGGTGA